CCCACAGGATATCGTCGCATACAACCACGTCAGGGTGGAAACCACGAGTAGCACCACCGACCGACTTGGCCCTGATACGAGAGCCGTTGGAGAACTCGAAGTACGATTTAGCCCAAGGTCTGCCCTCTGGTATCAGACCACGAAGGCAATCGGTCCTGTCGATGTTGCTTTTTATGAAGCGCATGTGCTCAAGCGTCTGCTCAAGGGAGTGTGAGAAAATCATGATGTGCTTGCCGGGATTGAATGCAGCAAGCCACAATGCATAGGACATGAAGAACACGGACTTGCCGTGGTCACGAGATGCCTTCACGCAGTAGTACTGCGATTCCTCAAGCCCGTCCTTCCAAGATTGGTGATGACCGCTGAAGAGGAAACCGAGTATGTCAACGAAGAAGTACTCGAATGACTTCCTGCACATCTCCTTGTCCATCTGGATGATGAAGTCATCCATCGACTCGTCACTCATCGCATCACCGACTTCAATAACATAAAAGCCAGTTCCATCGGTTCTCCTGCGTTTTTCATATTATTCTGATAACCAAAATAACCAGCAGCGCCCTGTGCATCCATCTCAGCAACAAGGTCTTCAGGTGGTACTTGATTCGGGTCTACCGCCGCTTTTGCAGGAACACCAATTTGAGAAGAGCCGACTTTAGCATTCTGTGTTTGAAGAGGGGTTTGTTCGACCCCCGGTAGCATCTGACCCATCTGTTCCATGGTCATGGTAGGCACTCCGGCAGAGCCGGTTGGTGTCTGGTAAACTTGGTCAGCATATGACTGTCCTGCTCTAACATCAGGATTAGGAGCGACATTTTGCAGCATTGATGGGTCTACGTTGCCTAGTCCTGCTGCTCCAAGACCGGTAGGTGCTGCTGGTGCTGCTGGGTTGAACATATTTCTCTGTATACCCTTTTGACCTGATACCACTTGATTACCTCCGGGCATGGGTGTGCCGTATATTCCCAGTTGGAAGTTTTCTGGTATGTTGAAGTCCGGCGAGGCGGCAGGTTGTGCTGCTCTTTCTCTACGTACTGCTACTTGAGTATCATAATGCTGCGGAGGGGCAACATTACCACCGGGTGGCATTTGGGCGTTGAACGCTTCCATTCCCATTCGATTTGCCCTTTCTAACTTCTTTTTCTCTTTGTGCTGTTCTCTAGCCTCAACACCAGAATCTATGGTTTTACCTGCTCCGAGATAAGTACCTACACCACGACCAGCAGCCGTTTGTGCTGCGCTGAATGCATCCTGCTGGTTCTCGCTTGCATCTGCTAGGGATGTCAGTGCTGAAAGTCCACCGAGAGCACCACCTACAATTTTTCCGGGTTTGGTCTTAACTCTGAATAGGTCTTGGAGTGCTTGTCCCCCGTAGGCGTTTGCTAGAGATGTCATAGCACTAGGGGACTTGACCAGAACCTTGCCTTTCTTCATCACTCTCCCCCCAGTGTGACCTTGACCACCTTGACTACTGATGGTTTGATTTTGTATGCCTTGGCAATCCTGTCCCAATCGCCCTTGCTGTTGGATATGGTTCTGACATCCTGCTTGGTGATACCGAGTTTCATGGCGAGGAATGACACGTCATCCTCCTTGTTGGCACTCAACTTCTCCTTGGGCATCTGCTTGAGCACAGCCACGTCCCTTTTAGCCTCAAGCATCTGGACTCTTTCCATTGCTTTCACCAGTCTGTCTTCGATGGATAGTGTATCGAAACTGGTTGCCACTGGGAAGGAGTCAGTCAACTTTGTTTGATAAGGGCTTTGTGAAGCACCAAAAGTTTTGACTGCTTCCATGAGTTTTTGCCTTTGCTGCTCGTCAAGAGAAAGAGGGTCTACTGGTTGCTTACCAGTCTGTTGGAAATACGATGGAAGACCGAACATTGGCTCTTTTTGCATTCTTCTGGATATAGCCTCTCCTACTTTCTTCCGGTATTCGTCATCCATACTAGCGAAATCAGGTGGTGCTGCTTCGGGTTGTGCTTCTGGTTTCGCCATCGGCTCTGAGTCGTCTGCCGCTAGCGGAGAGTCGTATGCCTCTGTCATTGCGCTCGGCACGAAGTAGTTCTGCATGTGCTCAGGCAGTGGTCTGTTGACATCGAGGTGACCATCTAGATACTTGGGGACTAGACCGGGAGCGGCCTCGCCTGACACAGGTGCGAACTCACGCACCGTGCCACCGTGACCCAATGTGACGAGAGAACCTAAGAGGGAGAACATGTCTTTCTGACTCTGAGAGGTCTCATGAGCAGGCTCTTCTTGGGCGAAGTTAGTGAGAGCGTCTAAACTTCCTATGACACCTGAGAGTGCGAGGAACTCGGCTGCTGGCATATGAACCGCCTTGCCCTTCTTCTCGTGAGTTCCCAGAGTGTTACCGGCAGTGACCCTCTCCATTGCGTTGTCGAACATCTGCTGTCCTTGCCCCTTCAAATCGGGGTGTCCTATCAGGGTATCTTTGAGAGTATTCACCAACTTATTGACACGTGATGTCTTCTGAGCGGGGTTGCCGAGCATGAATTGAAGAGCATCAGGACTCATGGCCATCTGGTCTATCAAATTATCAAGTTTGGGAAACTTCTTTCCAAATCTAGTCTCCTCGTATATCTCCCTGACTGTAGGTCCTTCAACAGGACCTGATGGGTCTTGTCTCGTGAATATGGGAACGTCTAGCATCTCGGTGTTGTTCTTGTTGAGATTGGAGACAATCGCTGGTAGCAATTTTAACATGTATTCACGATAGTTTTCTTTCTTTATATTAGTGCCACCCGGATTCTTTACTCCCTCTCCATATTCGGGAAGAGGATTGAAGATGTCAAGAGGCATGTGTTGAATCATCTCCCAGTTGTGAACGTTGTCGTGCACCACATCACCTACGGATGAGTGTCCCAGCATCTCCCTGAACTCAGGTGGTAGTGTCATGTCATCTGCTAGGTTCTCACCGACCACGCCTCTCAGTCTCCTAGTGTTGGGGGATATGTGCCTGCCTGAGATGTAGCCATGCGTGATTCCCTCATCGAAGTTTGATTTGTAGTTGAAGTCCTCCTTGAGAGTATTATGTAGATAGGGTGCGAATGGTATCCTGTACGACTCAGGGTGCTGTGCTAGACCCTGCTTGGAGTGCTTGAGACGGGCATCGCTGCTCATGTTGAGGTTGATGAAAGTGCCACCCTTGCCACGAGCGGAGAACTGGTTCGCCTGCTCTGTAGTTTTCGGACTGGAGAAATCACCCTTGGTCAGCCTCCTCCATTCTGGTGACATGATGTCCTCAGGCAGGCTCTGGTTCTTCGCATCCTGATGGTCTTCGTTGTAGTCGCCTATCGCATCGCTGATTATCTCCCTAGCGAGTTTACCATTGCCGACTATCTTGGACACCTTCGCTATCAGTGCGTCGATTCCGTGTCGGTGCTCGTTGCCGTGTATGTCGGTGTAGACGTGCTCGCCATCAGCCCCCATTCCCCAATCTCCCTCTGCTGCCCTGTCACCGTATCTGGCGTTCTTGGGGAGGTCGTATCCCATGTCATTGGTGGGGTTGAGGTCGTGGTACTGGTCTGGGTGAGTGTCTCCTAAGAACACCAACTCACCAGTGAGAGGGTCAACGGTGTACGTTCCCTCTCCCTTTCTGAGCATGCCACTTGCGAGTAAGGCATGTGTGACGGATTTGAAAAGCAGGCTCATGCTGTTCGACCCGCCCTGCTGGTGTAGATACCAACAGGGTCAGCACCATGCATCTCCTCTTCCTCTATGTTCTCTGTTGGTCCATTGGGTTTGCTGGTCTGGTCTCTTGAGTTAGAGGGGTGTTTTGGTAGATTAGAACCACCACCTGAAGTGTCCTTGTCTCCCTTCCCTTTCTTCTTGTTCTCCTTCCTGTCAAGTAGCCTTGCCACCTTTTGTGCGAGTATCCTCAGTTCCTGCTTGTCTCCCCATGTCGTCTTTCGACTCTTGCCTATCATCGACATTGATTGATTAGACATTCTAGGGGAGAAGGATTGTGTAGAGCCACCCATGTTGAGATGCGGCATACCACTGATTCTAGGTGGTACTATTGGAGGAGCACGGTGTGGTTTCAGTCTAGGTCTTGGGACTTTCGGCCTCATCTCACCCGGTAGTTTGGATTGGATTGTACCTGCACCGGTCTCACCTGCCTTGTACGACCTAGGGTTCTTCGGATTGGGTGTTGACTCTGTGACTCTGACGTTTCCTGTTCTTTTCCTACCACCTTGAGCACCCATGTAACTCCTGTATGCACCGGGGTCTTTGCTCATCGGTTGTTTGGTTGCGAT